GATCTCGCTCATAAACATTTATTTACAATAAATTATTTACGAAAGGAAATGAATACTACAGTAAAAGACTTACAGGAAACAGAAGAAATGTTAAACTATAAAAACTCAATACGAAAATTTAGAAAACACGCAACCAAAATATTCAGAAAATATCATACATCATTTAGAGAATTAAATACGCACGGAATTATAAAAAGCTCATGGAGGGTGAGAGGTGTATTGGAGCGTCATAGGCAAATAAGTTTCTATAAATTAGGATTTAGAACTTATCCAGGGTTACAGGCAATGAAAGATCCACTAGCTAACCAAGAAGATAATGGGGACACATCTTCTGATGAAGCCGAAGATTAATTTTCAATCTTCATAGCCAGCTCCTGTCTCCCCCTATTTTGTTCAATTTCAATATCTTCAACTCTCTTAAATCCATATTGTCTCAACCGTTCTCTGTAAGCCCTATCACCAATTAGTCTGCGTATTGCATTTATCCACGCATCTTCATCATCGTGCATACACATAATTCCAGCACCACCTACGCATTCAACGAGGCCAGGAGATTCACTGTGAATTACTGGAACACCGGATGACATCGCCTCTACTGCAGTGCGGCCCCATGTTTCATCCTTAGAAGGCATAATTAGAATTCCTATTTTCTTAAAAATAAGTGTTATATCTCTTTGGTTTTCAATATAGGTAAGATTCTGAGTATTTGAAACAACTACTTGAGAACTATATCCACCCTTTACACCCATAAATTGCACATCGGGCATTTTTTCTGCGAGCACTTTTAACATATCGCCGCCCTTATTTTTATTACAATTAATTAAACATACAAGATCATTATTTATTGTAGTTTGACGAAGGCTCTTAAATTTACTTGTTTCAACATAGGGAATCATTCGCATATTCGGATGTAATGATGGCATCATATCTTGAGTCATATGACTATTATATACTACTATAATTGGAAATGGCATTTTCTGTTGTAGTAGCCAGGGTTGTGGTTCAATTAAATGAGTAAATATAAATACATTATTTGAACGCTCATTTAATAATTCTATATTTTTAGGATCGTAGCCCATTTGAAAAAAGATTACATCTGCATTTTTGATTTGTGTTTTGCAAAATGAATCTGTTATATCATACTTATAAATCTTGAATCCATCATATTCACTTACCTTCCATTTATTTACATATATACTAACATTATGTCCGCGAGATCGCATATATTTGATTGTTTCATACGCACTTAATTCAGAACCAGCAAATGTTGTAGGGAGGAAACTATCAGATAATAAGATAATTGATTTTGATGATTTTGCTTGAGCCATTGTTGATTCAGGAATTTTTTGTTCTTCTATTTTAATTATTCTTTTTTCAGGTTGCTCGCTTGCACTATAGAATGGTGTAAGTATAATACATGCAAGTGCTATAAATACAAATCCAAGGAGTTCTCTAGACATTCTATCTTCTCCAATATATTTAATCTTTTTTATTGACACTTAGTATAATGGCTCGGTCTAGTACGCGTAAAATGCCCGCTTCTGGCTCAAAGGCTCAGGTTTGGCACGGGACTGCTAGACATACCCCGGGAGGTCTTACCCGTAAGGATTTAATGAAGACAAAGAAGGGCCGCATTGTAAGCCGCAGGAAGCATGCAATTGGCCTTCGTCGTATTCGTTCTCTTCGTAAGCTTGGATTCAAGGCTAAGAAGGGAACGTTCAAGCTCTTCAAGAAGTAATATAGGGATAGGGGCTCCGCCCCTATAACCCCACCCAGTGGCTTCGCCTAACCCAGTAGTCCCATAAACCAAATTGCATTATTCAGTCAATCTCTCTGTAACTGTTCGCAGGATTGATCGCAAATCAGATAAATGAAGCCGCAGGGCTCCATTGATTTCTGGATAAAACCATGTAGCATTATATGTTGGCATAGAACCAACGAGCTGAACCGAACTTTGAGTTCCTAAACGCTGATCAATCATGGACAGGCAGAGACTAGCACCAGACCCTCGAAGCTCTCGGTAGATACTTCGAAGATCTAGAGTCTGTAATAGGGCTTGCATGGCTGCAGGAAATCCAGCAGTAGCTTTTATAAATTGGGTATCGGTAATCATATCCAGCCTAGGAAGAAAGATTGCATGGGGTAGAACTGTAAGATTGGTATCTGAAGAAATATCCTTGAGGCAAATGAAGGTTGGACCCTTTGCGCTCATCATAGCCTTTTGCCAAAATGCTTGAGGCACCTGCAACCTAGGACTTATTACAACTATTACAGGTGATTTCAGATGTTGCAGGACAGAGAGGAACAAGCTCCAATCTGTCTGAGATTCCGGGATAAAGGTCATTTCCCAGGGGAAGGCTAAATGCCACGCCTTAGAATCTTGTTTTGAAAGAAGTAAAATATGCGTTTGAAAGGGTGCCGAACCTGAAATAAGCTGGTCGTAGAATCCATTTGGTAACGAGCAAGTTTCAGAAGGAAGGATCCATTGGCTTATACGCCCACGGAGATTTTCGTCAAAGGCCTCTAAGGATATAGAACCCATATCTAATTGTATTGGAGGCCAAAGAACTTGAAGAAAAAACGCTTTTGTATAGTAGTATGAATACTATACAACAGATTCTTGCCTTAGCCTTACTTACAGGAATAATGGATTTACCTTGGCTCATTATTCAGGGACCGGCTGTGCAGGAGATAGTAAAAAATATTCAGGACGATAGGCCAATGAATGTGAGGCTTTGGGGTGCAGTGCCAGTGTATCTGGCACTTGGTTATCTCATTTCAGAAATTCACTCGGCCCCTCGTGCATTCTTAGCTGGTATGGCAACTTATGTAGTCTATGATTTCACTCAGATAGTTACTTTTGATAAATATCCCTTGTGGTTTGCATTGGCTGATTCATTATGGGGTGGAGTTTTATCTGCGCTTGTTTGGTGGGTTGGACTTCAGTTTGGCCTTACAAGTGCCAACAGATAAATTTAAGTTCATTATTTTCTTCTTCTTGTTTTTCTTTTTCGCAATCTTCTTGTTCCACCCGTAAAATATGCATTCTTATACCATGAATGCGGACATCGTTTATCTACAGAATTCTTATAATTAAATAATTCATAATTTGTTTTTATTTCATAAAAGCTATATTCTGAATTTTCACCATTTTCTTCCTTTTCGCCGCTAAGTGTCATCATAAATATATGATATGGAAGTTTTTTTAATTTTTCCTTGAATTTTTCATCAATTTCATTACATCCTTTTATAAATGGTATAAACTCTATTTCAGTTAAGTCTTTATCACATACATCGGTATGTTGATTATAATATCGTTTATATTTTGATAATTTTCTATCTTCGTGCTTGTAAATAAATGAAAAATCTATCTTGGTAGGTGGCACTTGGCCAAATCTAAGGAGATTAGTAAATGTGCTATTACTATCTGCTAATTTATGATCAAAATAACATATACACGAACTGTCTCTAAATGGATTAAAATAAATAAGAGTATCTGTATATATCTGCGGATCTAATATAGAATTTAAATCTGCTATAATTTCACTATAATATCTCTTATATGGATTAGGAATAAGATGTGTAGCATATGCACCGTGACTAAACACAGTTGAATTAAAATTAAAGTTATCCAGTTGGTTCTTTGCTCTTTCAGTTATAAAACATATACCAATGCGTAAGTCAATGTATTTTTCTTTTACAACATCAAGGTTAATTGCCTTCTTTTTATTTATATATTCTTCACTAGATTTTGCTGACGTTACGTAAATTTTTTGTAAGAGTTGATATATTTGTGAACCACTGTATGACATATCATCTAAATAAAAGGTTGTACTTTTATCAAACTCATTATATTTAAGGGATGGTGAAAGTATTACTTCTGGAAGACGATAATTTAACTCTTTAGCAAAATGATAACATAGAATACCAATGAAATATGCAGACTTATTTTTTGGACCAACAAACCATTTTAATGTATTTTCAATAGGTATTGGATTAGTAGGATCATTATACATTTTATTAACTAACTCTTTACACTTGGTAATTAATTCAGAATGTGTAATATATCTTATATGTTCTGATAATATTCTTGCCGTTTCACGACGACGAATAGATGCTTGAGCATTAATCCATTCATTTAAACGTTCTTTATCAACTTCATGTTGACCACTTGGCATTGATAATAAATCTTGAATTTTATTTTTATAGTTTTCTATAAATTCTTCTGTTGAATTCATCTACTAAATAAAAGGATTATGTGCCCACTGGAAAATTCCCTGTCTCTGTCTGGGCCTGCAATCTAAATCCCCTGGCTTACAGTTTGCCTTAATCTGACCTGAGTGGCGTGTAAATGCCTTCCATCTAGAAATCTGAACTCTATCTAACTCAGGAATTCTGCGTCCCATCCAGTACCGACAATACCATTGAAACCATCCACGTTCATCGGGATTTATTTTTGGATCGGAGAGTTCAGGATGCTGGCCCTTCTTTGTGCCCCCAGGAAGCCAGCCAGATTTAACCCAATAAGAAAGAGGTTGCCGTGAATCTACTCCAAAGAGATTCACTGAAACATCCGAGCCCCCTGGGCACAAGGAACCCATTTGAATCGCATTAAGAAACCATTCAGCAGGAAATTCTAGAAGACAATCATTCAGATATTTACCTTCAAATGCCCCACCTGCCAAAATTTCTCCAGGGGTGGCATACGGTTTGAATTCTGGAGCAAATCCTTCACCAGGCGATTCTTCTAGGGTGTAACTGTATCCCTTACGCATCTTATTCCACACCTTGATTGTGTCACCTTTCTTAAATGTTGCAAATGGCTTTCCCTTGGAAACCAAAATCTGCATCATTTCATCCGTTGTTTTTAGCTTAAGAATCCGTGAATCCATCTTACTTTACCCTGCTATAAAAAATGAGTTACATTATTTTGTATAGTAAGTTACATACATATGGACTCACTACCAAAGACTCATGCACTGACAAAGGAGGAAGAGGAGTTTGTGAAGAAGCTTTCGCCGAAGGAGAAGGAGCTGCACCTTTTGGCAATTCAGCTTCTAGAGACTTCTTATAGACCGGAGTGGTCTCATATGTATAAGGAGAAGGCGCATCCTAAGAAGTAATTATTCAATAACCTATATTTCTTTTTATAACGTGCTGTAATTGATTGCTTAATATTTTAAGCTAAGTAGAGATGTCTTGTCCTTACGCACATATTTTAGGAGTTCCAGGCGAAGGAGTTCATGCCCAGAGATTTATGGGGATTGCACTGAATGATACGATTGCTACAGTTGTAGCTGCTCTCTTGACTGCATGGATCTTCAAGATATCATTTTTGTATTCGGTCATAGGATGGTTTGTTGCAGGCGAGGTTTTGCATTATGCCTTTGGGGTGAATACAGCATTCTTGAAAATGCTGGGTATAACACCATGTAAAAATTAAACCCATTATACTACTAAAGGTCAATATGCCATCATTGCGATATGGTGGTGTCATTTATTATCAAGTAAGGCATGCAATTTCCTGTAAACTTTGCAGAGATACCATTGAAAGTAAGCATACCCATGATTTTAAGATGTGTTCTTGTGGAACAGTTGGAATTGATGGAGGAATCGTTTCAGGAAATAGGATAATTGGAGATTGTGAAAATATTGAGCCACGGGGCATGTATGCTGCAACTGTAAATGGAAAGAAATACTGGCTTCCTCAAGAAGTCATTGAAAATCATTATTATCGCCTAAACGCTTCAAGATAAATCGTAGTAGTTCTAAATAAAATTAATGCCCAAAACTTTTTTCGCTGCACATAATATCATTGCCACGCTGAAAAACCTCCGGCAACTTGTATCATCCTTTCCCAAGGCAAATGGGTCATCCGGTTCTATCGCTGTTCTGAATAAGTCACGTATTGAGGCCCAATGGCATATATGGGCTAAGGCACTCCCAACCATTAAGCCATATTACGCTGTAAAGTGTAATCCTGAACCCTTTCTTCTTAAAACCCTTATTAACAAGGGTGCAAACTTCGATTGTGCTAGTCTAAGAGAGGTACATGATGTGCGAGCATGTAATACTGCGTATGATATGCCAAAGCCTGAAATCTTATATGCTCATCCTCTCAAGTCTGAGAGAGATATAAGAGTAATTGGAGAAAATCATATTCATACTACCGTTGTTGATTCGGTGGAGGAGTGTGATAAGCTGACAAGGACTGGTTGGCAGGGGAATGCCTTGGTCCGTATTGCGGTGAATGACAAGGAGAGTAAGATGCCATTCTCAGTGAAATTTGGTGCAACTGAAAAAGAACTTGATCAGATTGCAAAGGCGTCTCTGATTTCGTTGAATGGTATTTCTTTCCATGTTGGCTCAGGATGCGAGAATCCCTTGCAATACAAGGATGCGATTGAATATGCGGCAGAGGTTGGATTTGCGATTTTAAGAAAGTATGGACATGACCCAAAGATTGTAGATATTGGTGGAGGATTCTCCTCTGATCCTAGCACATTTGCTAACACGGCAAATGTAATTCAAGAAACTCTTAAGAAAATTCCGAAGAATCGTATTATGAT